CCAGCGCAGCGGCTGCATACTCCTGCGTGGCCGGTGTTCCATGGAACGCGTCTATTAGCCGTTGGGTTGTGTCTGATCGCAGCTGCGCGCGCTCTTGCGGCGTCAGTTGATTTGTGATGTGGTGCTCGTTCGCGCTGACGCCGTCTTCCGCAGATTTCACGACGTTTTTAGGTAGTAGCCCGGCCTTCTGGTCGGCGTATATTGTGTCGGCTTGTGAAGCGCCCTTATTAGCCCAGCCTGCGGGTCCTGAGTTCACCCAGGAGTTTTGTCCTAGGGTCTCCGCGTCCATAGCGCCGCGTGCTTCTGGCGAGTACATCTGCCGATGCGCTCGCCAAGCGTTGTATTCACCATTGGCTCTGAAACCGTTCCCTTCGGCGGCGTGTCCGTAGTAATCGTGCACGGCACGGAACAAGTCGTTGTAGGTTGCATCTTTTCCTCCAATCTTGACCGGCGCTTTCTCCATCAACGGGTGATCAGACGCTGTAGCACCATCCGAGCCGAAGCCGGCCTCCGTCGGATAGACGCTCATGTGGTTATTCTGACGCACATCCTCGTGCATCTCGCGCGGGTTCTTATACGGGTAACTCGGGTCAAGGTCTACCTTGACGCCGGCCTTCTCCATCGCTTTATACTGCGCAAGTGTCTCGGCCTTGAACGCTGCGTAGGACTTCGCGACTTTGGGGTCCGTAGGGTCGTGTTTCATAGCCTCATACGCGTCGGCTACGTTCTTCGCCACAGCTGGATCAACGTAGCGGTACTCTTTGAGCGGCGGTGTATCGATGCCGGCCGAGCGCTTATAGGCAGCAGCCACGGCACGCGCTTTGCCGTTCGGCTTGTCACCTTCCGGCGCACCTGCGAGCGGCTTCTCACTCATGACGCGCACGGACCCGCGCTGCTTGTCTCCTGGCGAACGTATTGACCCGTCGTGATCGCGGAAGTATTCAGGATTGAACTTGTCCCACCCTTCTTGTTTGGCTATTTCTTCGTGACCGGGAGCGATGTGCATAGACTCCACCCCGGCGTCCGTGCGCTGCGGGATCGCCGATTGCTTCGTCTTCGCGAGAACTGACTGCATCTCTGGCTCGGATAGCGGTCGATTGGTGCTAGCCACCAACGTCGGCTCGTACACTCCATGCTGCTCGGGCGTCAGGACGCTAGACTTCGTAACCTTTGCACCCGTAGATTCGACAGCGCCAGTCGCTTCCTGCTTGCTCATCTTACGAAAGCCAGGCTGATTTTCCTGGCCCTGATGCAGTCCTACGTTGAGCATGGAGCCTGGACGGTCTTCGGTAGGCTCGTTCATGACGCGCACCGAACCGCGCATCCTGCCGCTACGGTCAACCAACCGCTTTGCCACCGCACGTTCGCGGGCAGAATCTTCTATCCGCTGACCTAAGCCTGTGACGCCCTCCTCGACTTTACCCCCCACAAAACGTCCGAGTACAGGTATTTCGTGCGCAAGACTAGCGCCTATCTTACCCCCAGTTTCCAGCAGGTGACCCACCGTCCCGGTGCGCTCGGTCTGCCCGGCCGCGCCCGGATAGCTCTTGTCCAGGTGTAGTACGTTCCCGGCGTCGTTGACCGTTTTCAGGTTCTGCAGGATGTCCGGTCTGTCCTTGAAAGTCGAGGCGGCGTTGCGGGCGTAGCGGGCAGAGGCGTTATAGAAGTCACGCGCGTTCCATTTGCCGCCGTCGTTGGTGGCGGCGTCGTGGAGACGGCTCACCGTGTGCGCCTGAATCTCGCGGATAGCGGCAGCGCTCTGTTCGGCTATCTCCGGGGACAGGTGCGCGCCGGCGCGTAGCACGTTCATGACGTGCTCGTGCTGTTCGCGCGGCAAGTCAGCGATGTAGTCCATCACCTTGTGCTCAGGTATCGCATGGTTTATCCCAGCGCTGTCACCGGGGGTCAGCAACTTCTTGATACCGGTAGGCTCTTCCAGCATCTGGAACTTATGACGGCGCATCGCGCGGGCCGCCTCGAATAGCCCCGGGCCGCCGTGTTCGGCGACGTCCATGTCGAGGTGACCTTTCAACTCGTTAGCAACACCCATCGCGGCCGGGTTCTTGCCTTTCTCATTCAGGAACTCGCGCAGGCGCTCGGCCGCGTTGACGCTGCCCGGCGGGGCGCCCTTGTCCGGGTCGCCGGTCGACCAGAGCCGTTCCAGCCGCTGCTTCGCGGCGCGCTGTAGCCCTATCTCCGCATCGTTCGCGAAGTTGGAGTCATCGTTAAGGTAGTCGCTGACGCGCTGCAGCTTCGCGATAGGACGCCCCTGGTTCGAGGCCCTGGCGGCATCGTAGATGGCGTCGGTGGCGTCCGAGAAGTGCTGCTCGATGGCCTGGATCGCGCCGCGTGTCGTGCGTCCACGCTCCTCTAGCGTGGCAGGGTCGACGCTGTCGTTGCTTAAGGAGCCGGTGCTCTTATGGATGTTGTCCATCGCCGCGTGCAGGGCGTCATTCTCATTGGCGAGCTGCTGCTGCATGGTCTTGCTGCCGACCTTCGCCAGCTGCCAGTCGTCGCCGGTCGCATTATAGTCGCCCGTAAGCGCCGACTGGCGCACGCTCGGCAACTTACCGCCCGATAGCTTATCGAGTGCTTCTATGTGCGCGGCTCGTTCGTTTTGCTGCTCAGGTTGCGGGTTTTCCTGCGGCCCCTCATCTTTCGGCGCGTTGAAGATACGTACGGAGCCGCGTTCGTCCGCGCCGGCCGCCGTTTGGCCCAGGAGCGGCGTTTCGATGGGAAGTGACGCGGAAGCGAGCGCCGGAGAAGGCGCAGGCGCGGCGTTCGGGGTGGGGGCCGCTACCGTAGCATCCCCCGTTTCGGCTGCGGCCGGCGTTACCGGCGGTGCGGCTGCCGGTTGCTGTTTAGCGTACGCCGGGGTGCCCTCCGGCGGTGGGATAGGGTTTGGCGCGGCGCGTAGCGACTCGGCGCTGACCGGCTCGCCGACGTCCGACGTAACCGGGGTCGCAGGCGCGGCATGCTGCGGCGTAAGTGTGGCGGCCTCCGTTGCATACGCTTTCTTTGCTGCTTGCGCCACCTTCGTGGCGCCGCGGACGGTATCGACCGCCAACCCCTTGGCGCCCAGGGCGGGCAGTACCGTGCCGATGTCCTGCCCTACGTCCGCTAAGGTGTCCGCTGCAGCGTCTCCGGCCCACGGACGCACGTAGTTATCGTTTAGTCCGCCGGCAATTTTGCCCGGTAGCCCTAGCACATCCGCCGCCGTCTTGTCGCCGCGCGCGGTGTGCGGCAGGTAGTCCGCCAACTTCTCCGCGCCGCTGTAGACCGCGCCCGACCAGCTACGCAGCCGCCGGTCGCCCTCGGCTAGGTCCTCGGACATACGCTCCGGGTGCCCTAACCCCAGGTCTGCAATCGCCGCGCCAGCACCCGACAACGCACCCAAGCCGCCAGCCACTCCGGCCACGACCGGCGTCACCGGGTTCACCACGGCCGCCACTTTCGGGAGGCCGGACAGTGCGGACAAGCCTCGACGCAGCGATGGCGCTTCCGGCGGGTTCGCCATGAAAGCGTCGAGCTGGTCCTTGGTCGGGTTCCACATCGTGCCCGGCCCCGGCTGATCCTTGCTCATGTCCATACTACCGAAATGGTACTTACGCCATAGATCGACAGGCCCCGGCATGTCGTCGGTAGGATCGGCCGCGGCCGCCGGCGCTGCGGGTATGAGCCCAATATCGGCCGGGTGCGGCATGTCGCTGGTGTCTATATCACCGTCGGCCATTACATCCCCAGCGCTTTGCGCGTGGCGGCTTCATCTTTTAAACCGTATTTCCGCATGTACGCCTTCACCTTTTCATCAGAGTACTTCCCGGATGCGCCGGACTTCACCGTCGGCTGCGTCGCGACTTCCATCGGGAAATGCGTCTGGTTCCATGTGCCGAACTGATTCGCGTCCTTGCCCAAGGCTAGGTACGCGGGCACGCGCTTCGCGGAGTCCAAACTGTACTGCGCAGTGTTTATACCCCGGGATATCATGTCACGCAGCGCGCCGGGATCCATGCCAGGCGACGGGTTCAGGTCGTGCATGACCGCGTCCGACTCTTTCTCTGTCATCTTCGCAAAGATGCCCTTACCCGACTGAAGCGCGGCATTGCCCAAGTACTTGGCCACCTCCTGGTAATCTCCAGCCAAGTGATCCTGCCAGCCGGCCGGCAGCCATTTGGAGTACTTCGCTAGCTCCGCGTTCCACGCACCGCCGTCGTAACGCCCCTTCGCGAGTACGTCCTGCGCGGCTTTGTACATCGTAAGCGCGGCGCTCGCCGCGCCGACGCCCTGGCTTGTAGTCTTAGCCAGGTCGTTACGCGCCGCGGTCTGGTTCTTCGTATCATCGATCACGGCCGGCGGCGGTGTCTGGCCGATATCACCATGCCACGGCTTACCGTTGAACGTCGGCTTGTAGTCGAAGTCTTTATCCTGTAGCGCAGTGGTCAGCGCCGGATCAACATTACCTTGCGCGTTGCGCGCCACGCCGAGGCCGCCCTGCGTCGGCGGCGTGCCATCGGCTGCGGGCGGCGCGGTGGCTTGCTGCTTCTGGGCGGTCTCAACTGCCTTCTGCGCCACCTTACGTGCCTCTTGCTTCTGCGCGCTGTTCGCGCTCAAAGTAGCGGCTGCGCCTGGCAAGTTTGCCTGCGACGCCCGCACCATGACCCAATCCCCGGGGCCGTTGATACCTTTCACACCGGCGAGCTGCGCAGCTTTCCACGCCGGTACGGTGACTTTGCCACCGTTACCGTCGTCCATCTGCGTCGGCGCGATGGCTTCGTGTGCCAGCTTCAGGTACTGTTCTGTCGATAGCCCTACCTGCTCGACGCCGGGTATCGGCAGTCCGGTAACGGCGTCCCGGTAAACGCCAGCCCCGTCCGGCTTCGCTTCACGGCCGGTGTACTGATGCACGGCGCCAGCAGCGTGCGCGGCGAAGAGCCGCGCCTGGTCATCTTCGTCGCGGTCTTTGTCCGGATCTTTAGCGAACTGACGCTGGATGGCAGCATACACCTCCGGGTGCGACGCCCGCAGCAGGTTCATCGCCTGCCCTTCCGGCGCATCTGTGACGGCGCTCAGTTTGTCGAAATCGTTGTTGGCGCTGTACTGACTCGCTTGCGTCTGCTGCGCCTTCCACATGTCTATGCGGGTCGCAGTGCTTTTCGGACCGAGACCGTTCTTATCGGTAGGGTCTACTAAGTACGCCCTATTCATGGCCTCGACCGCGCCGGGCGGTACCGCCGGTACGAAGTACTGCGCACGCATAGCTTCATCGATAGCGCCGGGTTTAAGGATAGATTCATCCGCGGTGCCTGAGTTGTCCATCGCCTGCTGCAGCCGCTCGGGCGGTGACGCGGGCGGCCCGGACGATACGCCGCCGACACCGGACTGGTCATCTACGCCGTCCGACATGGCGTGTAGCTTCGCCAAAATAAGCGGCTGCCGCGCACGCGCGACCTGGTTCTCCATGGCCGCGGCTTGCGTCTGTTGTTGCGTGAGTTGAGTGCTGGCGTTCGTGTTCGCTTGGCCAGCAACTGCGGTAGGTCCGTAGTTCTGTGACGCAATGTTCGCGAGGCCGAGGTTGAATGAGCCGTTATCAGGAATGTCGCTCATTAACCACCCCCGCCGTAGCTTCCGTCAAAGCTGCCACCATAACTTCCACCGTAGCTTCCTCCGCTAGACGAGGGCGCTGTGATGTTCGCCTGGAAATTGCCCAGGCCACCGACGCCGCTATAATCGGCGTTGTTTACCGACGTAGCTAGCTGGTTAGTGCCGCCGTAGTTAGCAGAACCAACAGAGCCACCACCGCTGAGGTAGTTGCCGGCCGCCCCTATCAAACTAGTACCAACACCGTTCGCTCCGAACAGGCCACCGATAGCGTTTGAAGCGCCGGTCACGCCGGACGCCTGCGCCTGGCCCTGGTTTTGTTGCAGCGTGCTGATGTTGTTACCCGTTGCCTGGTTGGCCGTCTGCAATCCTTGGTTCGCCGTGCTGCCGAGGCCCGCCGCGCTCATCAGCTGACTGATGTACGTGTTGTAGTCTTGGGACGCCGTACCCGTCACATATTGACCCACAGCGGCCGCGGTGTTCGGCGTGTACGCACTACCCATCGATGCCGCTTGGCGCTGGATAGCTTGCGTACCCTGGTTTACAGCAAACTGGTAGCCGGGCATGTTGTAGAAGTTAGAATAGTTAGCCGGCTGACCGTTCGTACCTAGCGCTGCACCGAGCGCTGTCTGTGCACCCTGGCCTAGGTTCTGCTGCGTGCCCCATATGTTGCTGATGTTGCCGAGCGTCGATTGCTGCGTTCCGATGGCGTTAGCATCTGCGTTCGTTTGCGTTTGTGCGGCGTTCTGCGAGCCGTATATGCCGGCCGCGCCTTGCAGCAAGCCGGGCAGCGTGCCCGTGATGGTTGAAGCTAGAGAGGAGTCTGTACTTGCCATACCGCCGCTATTTCCTTGAGCGCCTTGCGATAAGACGCTACTGTTCACACCTGAGCCCAGGTAGTTAGTGCCGGAGGTGTTCGCACCCCCACCCATCAACGCGCCCGCGGCCGCACCCGTAACGCCGCCGATGGCGTAATTCAAGCCACCGTTCACCAGCGCGTTGGACGCGCCATTCGACAGCCCTGTGGCGCCGCTGAGACCTGACTTTAGTTGTCCAGCAACGCCGGACCCTTGAATAGATCCAGCCACGCCGCCCGTCAACGCATTGAGTCCGATGTTGCCACCGGTCAGCGCGCCGCGCGCTGCGCCAAGGCCGGCACCGGCAATGCCGGTGGATAGCGTGTTACCGAGGCCCGTGGCGTTGTTGATCGCCCCGCCGGCCAGCCTGGTAAGTCCGCCACCGGCCGCGCCGCCAAGCGCACCGCCCAGCAGGCCGCCGGCCGTTATCGATTTGCCGGTAATCGCGTCCGTGGCGGCCGTAGTCCCTAGGCCGGTGATACCGCCCGCCAAAGCGCCGGCCGCCGCCGTAGATAGTCCATCGGCCGTCAGCGCACCGGCCAGCGCCGGGGCGGCGACGCCGAACGACAGCGCTGTGAGCCCCAGCGCAGCGATGTCGCCGCCGTATTTGCTTAAGAAGCTCTGCGTAGGTTTAGCGCCAACGAACCGCGCCACGTTCGGCGTATTGCCTGCCTGTGCCACATTCGCCGCAGCATCCGAGCCGCTAGTTATAGCAGACGCATCGCCCCAGAGTCCTGAAGGGTCTTGACCCAGCGCCTCGACACCGCCGCCCTGGCCAATGATTTGCTTCCCGTGGTACGCGCCCTGCTGGTTGAAGGCGTTGTAGAAATTGCTGGTTTCTGCAGACGTCCATTGTTTGCCGGGGGCTAGCGCCGCTACGTTGTTCTCAAGGTACCCTAGCAGTGGGTCCGTCGTCTGCGACTTCATCGCCGCGGCGTAGCCCTGCGTATCGTACAGTCCAGATGACGCTAGCGCCGTCGACCAGGCATCGTTGAAATTATCGTTCGCTAGGTCAGATTCTACCGTGCTGACATCTTGGTTGTACAGCGCCTGGTCGGCCGCAGATAGACTAGCCACGGCGTCGCTTCAAATCACTTCTGGGTCTTTTCGTACACGTGCATGCCGCCGATGCCAAGCAGCGCGAAAAGCATGGTGGTGCTGGTGCTGGTATCGACCGACGGCAGCGTCACCGGATGGCCGGCAAGCGCGCTGGCCCACTCGATGGGCGACTTCAACGTCGCGATGGCGAAGCCTATGACGCACACCCAGCCAGCACCGTCGCGGAAACTGATACCGGGCTTCGACTCTTCCGCCGCGTTCGCCTTGATTTGCTCGATGTTAGTCTGGAACTGGTCATCCAACTCTTTGAGCGTGCCGGCCTGCTGTGCGTTCAGCAGCGCTATTTTGGCGGCAGCCGCCTGCGTCGGATCCGGCCAGATTTTGTTGATGGCCGTCGTAAATAGATCGGCTATCGAGCCGATGCCGGTAAGGTCAGCCATTGGGATACGCTCCTGTCAGAAAGTAGTTGGCAATGCGCGTAGCGCGGCCAGGCTTGTCCAAGCCGCCAGGCTGTACTTGCTTGGCCCATGCGCTGTCCAGCAACTCGTTGTACGCCACGCGCCAGTCCTTCACCTGGATGGCAGCACGCGCGTGCACAAACGTTTCCCAGCGGCCACCCAAGTTAAACGCCAGCTCATAGAGCGCGTTTCTCCGGCAGTCCGTATCACAGGAAGGAAACTCCGGCCACTTCTGCGCCAAGCGCATAGCGGCTAAGATATCGTCGTTGAACCAACGGTCACTGGTCGTCTGCGATACCTCGAAATTCTCCCACGAACGGCCGGGTGCCGGACGCGGTAGCAGGTGCCCGCGTCCACAGGTCCAATTACCGACGATGTCGAGGTACGCCACAAGCTTATCGCTTTCCGCAGCATCCAGGTCAACCGCCAAACGCCTGTCAATCGACGGATCGAGCATCGTGTCATTGGTTATCGCCATGTTTGGATTTCCTCACCTGAGATTGTATGTCGTGCACAGTATCTTTGATGTCATCCAGCGACTGCTTCATAGCCGCGTTCTGCTGCTGGATATTCGATAACTGTTCATCGTGCCGCGCGACGTGCGTCTCAGTCTCCGCATTCTTGGTCTGTAGCTCTACTATTTGCTGGTTCACGACGCCGTTGTGGTACACGGTTGTGTACAATCCGCCGGCGGTGGTTACACCAACCGCAACCGCCGCAATGGCCGATTCCATTGTCCATCGTAGAAGTGCCATGTCAGTAGTACGCCACTTTTCTGTTTACCCCGTTCACCAGGACGGTTACGTACCCGGTGGGCGTTGCCGGCAGCGCACCAGCACCTCCGGCCGCGGGTGCCGTGGTGGTGGTGACTGTCGGGTTGAAGCCGATAGTGGCATACGGGCTGGCGATGGTGCCGCTCACCGTGATGCCGTTGGCACCTACCGCGTTACGCACGTCGGCGCCTTTGAGTAGGTTGCTAATGAACCAACGGAACCAGGACGCAGACCACTGCTCCGGTATGGACAACACCTTGGCGCCGGCTATGCCGGGTTTTGAAGGCAGCGTGTTTGTCATACTACCACTTGCACGGTTCAACCATGGCGGTAACGTCCACCGCGAACGTAGGTGATGCGTCCGTTATCCGGAACTGCATCACCAGGCTATAATACTGTCCGACGTTCCACCAGATGGCGCGGTTCGCGGTGTCGCCAGGTAGTCCCAGCGTCTGCGCATCGTCGCCCGCCGCGTCATATGTATCGCCCCAATTATCCGATAGCAGCAGACTTATGCGCGGGGCTACGCCGGGCGTAGGTCCAGCTCCAGCTGTGACCACGGCCTCGACTCGGCGCACGATTTGGCGGCTATTTCCGTTGTACAGGGGCTGTGTGACGAAAGCGCATACCACGGGGGTGTTGGCATTTCCGAATTCTGTCTGTACGGTGTCGTCCAGATATCCAATGAATCCACTTTCTGAATCTCCTACCAGCTGCTTACCGAATGCGTTCAGGTACGATAAACCACGATACTGTATCTCTTGACCGCCGAGCACGGACACTAGATCAAACCATTGCTGTGTCACACAGTCGTACACCAGGGTACGCCCGGCCATCGGTATTGTCAAAATGTAGAACGGGTGGCCGTTCCATGTCGGACTACCGGCGGGCGATGCAAGCGCATACGTTCCTGTCAGCAGTCCGTACTTGCTGGCGTTGGACAGCACGGCCTCGATACCGGCTGTAGATATGCGCACGGGCGTCTGGCCGTTACGTCGCCGCACCGTCAAATCATTAGCCACCCACATTACCGAATTGTCTTGTAGCGCGATGCTGTACGGGCATTGCGGGTGCACGCCGTAAGGCATGTAGGTATCGGACGCCGCGCTGAACGGCGAGCCTACCGCGTTGCCGGTGTTGACAAAGCCCTCCGACGAGCGTGAGCCGAACATCAGCACTTCGCGGTGATCGACGCACATGCCGTAGAACGGATCGGTGCCAAACTGCCGATTAAACGACGCGGCAGTGTTGAAGGTTATCTGCGCGTTGCCAGTCACCTGCCGGCCGTCGTCGTTGAAGAACGTATACGAGCCGTTGCCGCCGTTGTTATTGGCCAGAAACACGATGTACGTGTCGACGTACCAGCAATCTATGGCGCCGCCCAGCGCCAGGAAGAAGGACGCGGATAGCTGCTGCAAACCGCCACCGCCGCTAAACGGTGTGTATGTGAAGCAGATATCCGTACCAGGCACCAGGACCACGAGGCACGCGCCATTGTCCGTCATACGGACAAAACCGCTGCCGGTTATCTGGCTAGCGGACCCTGGCACGATGGTGAACGCGCCCGCACTGCTCACCGTGAACAAGTCGAAGCCGACCACCGCGTATACGGTGCCTGCCATCTCCCACATGCCGCGCAGCGGGTTGGTAAGTCCCGCCGGCGTGAAGGATGACAGGCCGGGCCAACGCCGTAGTACCGCCGGCTGCTGGGACTTTATATCGTCCGGCTGTGTCTGCGGTGCCGGCTCTGGGTAGCAACCTATCAGGCGCTTCGACGCGGCGCGCAGGTCGGCCAGCTGGTACGATGCGAGCGGCAGCGGTATTGTAGCGGGTTGCGCGTGGCCCATCTATATTACAGCCAGTTCGGGCCGCCCCACGGGCCACCCTGCGGGCGCGATAGCTCTCCGAGATCGCACTCGGTATATTTCAAATACCGCTTAGTCAGGCGACGGAACGCGCCGCGGATCATGCCGGCCAACGAGAATTCATCGTCAGGACTTTCCGGCGGCGGGATAGTAACGCCGTAGCGCACCGACAGCCACGCGGCCAGAACGTATTTCACATCTGCAATGTCTTCGTCTTTAAGAGGCGCTATGCTGTTGAGCTGCGCAACAGTCTGCGGATACCAGCCTATATTACCCCAACCGTCACGCATCTGCGTCAGCAGATTGTCGTTGAGGACCGTCATACCGTTAGCGGACTGCGTGGCCGTAGGTGCGCGGCCTTCGCGCACAACGCCAAGAATCTGAAACGCTTCGGTTATGATCTGCTGGTTTGTCTGCGTCACATCGCCTCTTTGAAAATGTTGCCGTCTCTCCGAGCTGCCACGTCTGTCTTAAATGGGCGGACGTTCACCGTAAGCGCCGACCGGGTGAGGGCGGTGGCGCTATTCTTTTTATTGCACGCGGATCCAAGTACGCGGGTTGACCGCCGCACCGCTGGCCGGCTGGAAGCCGTTCAATGTGTACTTGTACTTGATGGTGGCCGTTGCGCCGCCGGCACCGGCGGATGCGACCGGCGTCAAGCCGGTCACAGTCGCCAGTACGCCGGAGACGATAGAGTCACCCGTGTTAGCCGCTACAGTCAGCGACGTAAGGATTGCGGTGGAGGTAATCTCCGCCAGACACCCGTCGACCGGGTTCAGCGGCAGGTTCACCGTCAGAGCCGCCAACGTGCCGGTGGGGTTAACCACCAGCTGGCTGGTTTGCATCGTGATGGTAGACCCCGTTACCAGGGTCGCACCGCCGTAGAAGTCGAACGGAATGCCGACGACGTCGCCGTGACCGTATCCAACTTGAATGTTAGCCATTTTCGTTTTCCTCTAAGTTAGATTAGGCCGCCGACGCGACTTCGATGTTCCGCACGGCCAGCTCGGGATAAGCGAGCACGGCGCCGACAATCGAGTCGAGACGAGCCGGGAGCACGTCGTTAGACGGATCCCACTGTTGCGCGAAGCGGATGTTGTACCCTTCGAACGCTTCCGCAGCCGTCATCTTGACGAGGGGGCTGAGGTCTAGCATCGGGGGGTTGGCAAACACAATCGCGTCCCTGTACCAGCCGAGTGACTGCTTGATCAGCGCGCCGTTAAGCGCGGCAATCGCGGGGGCGCCGCTCTGACCGAAAACGCTGATCGCAGCGCCCGAGGCCGGAACGTTGTCCACATTCTGGTACGCACCGCCCGTGATGATGCCCGGCGCAATCGGGATTGCGATGGCGCCCGCGGTATCACTAATGGTGGAAGTCACGACGAACTGCTTGGGTCGGCCGAGCGACGCCTTCGTCTCGGGGTCAACCTCGTTCACACCCGCAATGCTGATCACATCGCCGGCGTTCAGGGTGGTGGCACCCGCAGCCCAACCGTTGGTGTTCAGCGTGAAGGTTGAAACGAACGCATTGCCTGCGCCCGGGTTCGACTGGCCAGCGCCGTTAACGACCGGGGCCGCCGTGGTGCTGAACGAACCGATAACGTGCGTCGGCAGCTTCGTGTTACGGAAGCAGACGTAGCCCGCGGCCTTGTCAGCGATCACACCCTCAAGCCACTGGTCAGAGACCGTGGATTCGGGGTTGAAAAGGCCCTTGTTATCGCGCACGAAGTATCGCGAGGTTTGCGGGGTCGCCGTGAACGTGCGTCGGTCGTCTTCCGGCGCCAGAGCTTCCGTCAGATACTGCTCGTTCTGCAGCAGTTGGTCGTAGGTCGCCGTGGTGTTGAAAGCTCCCGTGAACTTCGGCACGTTGTTGACCTGACCCGTGGTGAAGTTCTCGATGCCGGCCGCAAGACGCGCCATGGCGGGTTCGAGTACTTGCTCTTCGAAGTTGTTCAGCAACATCGCGCGCTCCACCGAAGTGAAGTTGATGTCAACGCCGAGCTGCTGGTTGACCAGCAACGTAGCGAAACGCTGAACCGAGTTCTGTGCGTTCATCTGCGGACCGGTACGCAACGTGTACTGGAACGGCAGACGGATCGAGAGCTGTTGACCCAAGATGACCCCATTGATGGGGCCGGGCAGCAAGCTCTGGTAGTCACGGTTTGTACGACCCGTGAAGTTGCTCTTAGCGTGCAGCAAGACTAGCGCCTTGCGAGCAACCCATTGAGCAGTGATTAGTGAATTGGCCATTTAACCTTCCGATTCTTTTTTCAGTTCAGCCCACGTTGACGCCGGGCGTCTTCACGAGCTGATTGTTTGCCGCCCCTGTGCCGCCGCGCGAACTCTTCCATCGACATGTTAGGGTCGACGATATCGCGTTCCGACGGACGGCCCCCCGCCCTGGTGGGCGTAGGCGGAGGCGGCGCCTTGGTGATGGACTTCTTTTGCCCTGTTTGCGCATCGGGCTTAGAACTGTTCGATTTGTATCCTGAAGTGGCGTTTTCCGCCTCGATCTTCGCAATGATCTTCCCGATTGTTATGAGTTGCTGGGCTGGCGCCTGCTTGGCCGTGCGAATGGCCAGGGCAGTGTCCTTTCCAAACTCGTACAAAATACGGGCAACATGCTCAGACTGAGCAACCGCTATGCCAGCGGCAGGCGCCAGCTGGTTCGCAGCTAACACCGGATTTTCCGTCACGACTGCCGTGTAATCCTTGTGAGTCTTCGCAAACTCTTGGACTCTCTTTTCCACCTGGGCACGACGCGCAGCCGCTTCGTTCTCCCCGGTCATCTCGCGCACTATCTGGCGCGCGGCAATCTGTGCCTGGCTCTTCGTCCACTTCTGCATCTTGGCGCGATACTTGTCACTGTCGAAGGCGACATCCGGGTCGGCTAAATCCGGCATCGGTTCGTCTTCTACAGCGGGAGGAGCAGATGCAGCGGCGGTCTGTGCGGCGGTAGGTGTACCGCCGGCCTTGAGCCGCTCCAACTCAGCTAAAGCATTCTTTAGCTGGTCCTGCATGTGCTTGCCAAATATCTTCGTGCCTTCGAGCAAATCGTTCAGCTCTACTATGCGTTCCTCAGCAGACCCTTTCTTCGGTGCCGGCCGAGCCGGGGGCGCCTCTCTGCCTCCAGTATCGCCGGTAAGATCGGTGTTAGGGTCTGTATCATCGCTGAGTTCGACGGATGCGGGGGACGAGTCCGCGGTGTCGTCCGAAGTCCCCTCACCCGAATCGGTCGGGTCGCCGAGCGTTCCGTCTTCGTCAACGATGAGGGAATCCTCGCTGACTGACGTATCCGAGGCCGCTGCTGCGGCACCACCTCCCGGAGTGGCATCAACATTTTGGCCCGCGGCGACGGCAGCTACGGCTGCGGCGTCGGCGGCTCGGGCGGGTGTGGCGCCGCGAAACGGGTTGACTTTATCGTCAACCTGTTTCTGCGGCTGCTTTTCATAGTTTTCCAAATCTTCGCGGCTGAAGCCCATAACAGTCTCCTAGGTACACGACATACGCTGTCGCGAAGCGGTCTCACCAGACATTTAAAAATCAGTCAGCCGAAGCTGCTTTCGGTTTACGTGCCGCAGACGCTTTCGCCTCGGCCATCTCTTTTGCGTTCTTAAGATCGAGAGCGTGCTTCTCACGGGACAGTTCCATGTCCATTTTATGGCGATCATGGTTCAGCGCCTTTTCGTGCTCAAACCTATCGCGCTCTAGACGCAGCTCCTGCTCGTGCTCTTCGCGTTCCATGCGCAGTTTTTCTGTGAGTGATTCATAATCCTTAATCACACCCGACACATGTTCTCGGCGATCATGGCCAAGAGCTTGCTGATGCTGCTGGGCGGCGTGCGTCAAATCTTGCAAGTTACCTACGTGCTTGGCCGCTAGATCCATTTGCGCAGACTGCATATCGTTCTGCTGGTCCTGAGCGTTGGCGCCTATCTCATGCGCCAGCTTGATATTCGCCAGGTGTTTGCCGGCAGTCTCATACTGTATCTTCTGCTGCTCAATCGGGCTGGCCTGAGCGCGCGACTGCGCTATCTGCGCATCGGCCGTCATCTTCGTGGTCTTGCCCTGCAGCAGCTGCAGTTGCAGCGCCTGCGCCTGTTCTTGCGCCTGCTGTTGCGGCGTCTTCTGGGTGGCGACGCCTTCCTTCTTTTCCTGCTCTGTCGGTTGTACAAGACCCTGCTTAATCAACGGTATGCGCAGGCGCTTAGCCATCTCATGCGCGTCAGGAGAGTCGATATTCTTCGCAATCAAGTCCTGTATCATCGGCGCGGCTTCCGGCATCGCTTCAGCGAACGATATCAGCGTGTCGAGCGCTTCCTGGCGCGCGGACTGGAAGCTGGGTCCGATGGTAACCTCGACATCGTACGACCCTTTCGATAGGTCGTTCATGATATCTCCCGTCAACGGGTGCTCTTTGTTGAGTTCTACCATCTTCTCTACGCCGTCCTGGCCAATGATGCGCTCCACGCGCTCCGCGTCCATGATAGTCGGTATCATATCGACCATCATCTCCCAGGTGAGCTGCAGCGCGGAGCTGAACCCGTCAATGAATTCGAAGCTGCCAAGATCCGAGCGCTTCGTATGCTGCACGAGCGCTTTGCCCGAAACGCGGTTCATGTCCTCCGCATTGCCGAGCGCTGGGTCGAAGTAGCCGATGGTGGCCTGAATATCTTGAATAGACATCTGCGCGAGCGCCATAGCGCCTTGCGGCAGGTCTAGTGGCGGTGTGCGGAACGGCATACCACCCTCCGCATTCTTGTCCACGTTGTAAGGTAGGTACGGGCGTGAGGCGACGTTCGCCTGGTTCCATTCGTTCTCGTACCCCTTGATCATGGCCTCCGTCACTAGGTACGGCGCCTTCGGCAGGAGCGCGCTGCGCTCGATCATATCCGAGGCTCGTGAATTGTAACTGCGCTGTGCGTCCTTCGAGTGGCGAATAAGCGACTGGAACTTCCGGCGGCCCTCAATGTTGATGTAGCGGCCGGGGCAACGTACGACAGGTATACGTTTCCAGTCGTAGTAATACGGCCCCTCAAGGATAGTCGAGCCGTCGATCTTCACCCACATGACCTGCCACTTCGTGGTCTTACGGATCATAAGGGCGCCGGTCCTCTTGTTCGTCGCTATGCGCGTGACACCGCTCGACTCGTGCGTCAGGCCGTGCGCTTCGAGGTGCGCTTCAGTAGCTTTTAGGTCCGCGTCGTACTCGCGCACAGTACCGTCAGTCATCTTCGCGATCCACATCTCACGCGGCACGCGCTCGAAGTACTCCGCTATGCGTACTTCTTTGTCAGTGTACCAGCCGTAGCTGTCACGCGAGACGTTGAAGCTCGCCATGTTGCCCTGCGGGTACAGCGCCTGGTACACCTCATCCGAGATGCGCTCAGCCACTATGCAGCGGTTGGCATCTCCGGCGCACGCGTCTGCGCACTGCGGATCCCATACCACCGTCTGCGGGTTCGATATGTTGATGATGCGCAGCACCTGATCAAACGCGCCCTCGCCGTCGTCCTCCATGTACATGGGCATGATGCGCCACGCACCGAAGCCGCCGGCGACGGCGAACTTGAACTGCTCTTTGTATATCTGGTCGGCGCGGCTGCACTGCTCAACCGAGCGGCACAGGCCGGCGAATATGTCGGCCACTGCCTCCGAGGCTCCGTCAGACGCTGGCCGCACCTTGCCGGCGGGGCGCGTCTGACGCATATCGGCCACCACCATATTCACCGGCTGCAAACACCGGTTGAAGGTGTAGCAGGGCTTGCCGCGGCGGTTCTGAAGCACTACGGGGTCCCATTGACCCATCGCTTCCGCATTGTAGATGAAATTCAAATCCTCGGAGTGCATCCGACGATTTTCCTCCCAGGCTCCAACACCTTCATCATAAAAGTTGCGGATACGCGCCAGCAGCGCGCCGCTATCTTCTATCTCGAACCCAGGCGAATCTGGAAGGGTGCCGCTACGTCCGGGCACGTCTCCGATGAGGTCTATGTTATCGCCTGAGTTAGTCGACATTAGGTGGGCATCTCGTCGACAAGCGCGCGCTGCCCGTCGCCTACGAAAGCGCCGCCGTGCGTGTTAGGCGGCAGGTACTGCGGGGCGCCGTCGTTCTTCCACTCGTATACCGGTTTACCGTCCTTCGTTTTCCTACCCGTTTCAGTGAGTTTCTGGTACTGAATGCGAACCTGGTTACGGATCGCCGGGTTCTTGAAGTTGAACGGTGCCACTTTACCCTTGCGCTCGATAACGAGGTTGTTCATGTTGGCGGTAACGTGCACGGTGTACGTGCCTAGCTGCGCCCGTCGGCCGTTGGCGTCCACGCGCCTGGGATCTTCGTCCTGCTGGCATTCCTCAACTATCTTGCCGTCCGACGCCGGCCGCTTAACGAAGCGCCAGTCTACGGAGTTCGTAACGCCGCCGGTCAGGTCGTCCTTGTGCTCGATCTTATGGGCCGACTGCTGTCGCAGGCGTATACCCTCTTCGTGGTTCAGTTTCAATGTAACGCTCATTCGGTCTCACCCCTTCGCACGCGCACGTGCTATCAAAAAATTAACCATCTCGTGCGTGCGTCCGCGTAGCTGGTCCATCAACCTGTTTATAACGGGCTGCTTGAACCCGTAAAACTTCAGCTTCTTAGCGCGCACATCCACCAGAATAAAACAGCCCTGTCGACGGAAATCTGCCTCCACCTCGTCGATAGGCTTCACCCACTCCACACACCGCCGTGCGTCGCCATCTCCGGCACCCATGTGAACCACGGTACACCTCCTTCGCTTTCAGGCGGCGCTTTCGCCACATCAAAACCGCTCATCACGTTGTAACGTGTGGCATCCATCAAATGATCGTTTTTCTTGATGATGTTGCCTTTCTCGTCACGCCGGTACAGCCGCACTTCTTTGCGCCAGTTCGTCAGCGTGTCGAAGATACGCAGTTGCTGCGTCGACAACATATCCCACGTTTGCACCAGCCCGGTCACTACCGTGTTATCTGCCTTGCTGACTTTAAGACCCAGCCGGCAATACGTATCGATCAGCAGCTCACCATCTGTGCCGCGCGCTTTCTGCGCCGCTGGATCGATGACGCCATGTATCCACGGGCCGCGGCGGTTGATTGCCGCGACATGCACGGCCGGGTCCGCTTGGCCGCGGTAGTACTCATCGTATGCAACGGCCGGGTAGCGTGTAACACTAGACGAGTCTTTGAACCCGTTATCGATGTCCCAGGCAAACCATACTACCGCAGTGCAGTTCCAGCCCGGATCCATGCCGTACGAGCGCGGCCAGTGCGCAGGAATATCGAACGGCTGAATTAGCATCACGTCTTCCGGTATCGGATAAATTGCGCCCGTACCATGCCCGGGGATGCCAGACTTACGCGCCTGCAACTGCCACGACGGCACGCCCGCCAGAATCTTTTTCTTTTCTAAGTCGCCCAGGTGCGGGACGTCATCCATGTCAAGAAATATCGCACTGCGGCTCATCGACGACGGTCTCCTCTTCGCCTAAGCTCCATGCCTCCATAGGCACAGCGTCTGGCTCTGGCGATAGATCCGGCATGAAGGTGATCATCAAATCCGAAACCCCGAGCAGCGGCGTCTCAGTAAGCACCAGCGTGCCGTTGGACTCACCAGGCACCGTACTCATGAGGCGTAGCAGGCACTCGGTGTAAATCTCCAGCTTCGGTTCTTCGTCGAGGTGGATACGGTGCTGCCGCGTGCCTTGGAACGCTTCGCGCCCTTGGTCGTACGACTTAAATTGTAGCGTCGATAGACCGCCAGATACGTGGCGCACGAACACCGACTCGAACGCATCCGCCAGGCCATGCTTCACCGTACGCCGTACCAGCAAATCGCCGGGAATCATGCCGGAACCGTACGCCTGCTCCTGGCCCGGCTTGCCGCAAAACTTTTCCTGCAAAATATCGCGCGTGTTCTTCGCGGTGTCCGTCGCCACCCACATATCGATGGGGTGCGTGTATCGGCGACCGGGCCACCAGTCCGGGTACAGCCCGGTGAGGTGCAGCACGTCAGCATAACATCCGCAATGCGTTTTTCCTGTCCGATTTCCCCCGAACAGCGCTATTTCATCGTCCGTTTTTTCTAGCGCGAAGAACTGCATCTGCTTCGGGTAGTGCCTCCTACCTAACGGACAGTTTTTCAGTGCGGGGTGGTCACTCGGATCCTGAAACCAAGTCACTATTTGGGTCTGATCCTGCATCTGCGCTCGTTGCATCAGCAAGTTCAGCAGCTTCATCGATTCTTTCTGGTTCAGCGTCCCGGTACTCTGCTTCGACAGGATCTTCGTCAGCTCCTCGTCGAGCGGTGAGTAGACCCTGTCTATCAAATCTTGATAGGAGCTGGGTAATTTGGGCATTTACTTGCTCCGTCGACATGTTCTGAGTGACTTTGAGATCCATTTTCAGGTTCTCGCCGTACTTCTCAGGAAAAAAGTTAGCTGCAATACGCCCCAGCAGCCGCGCATCGCCTTTCGTGGCGGCCGAAGCCGCCGCGTGGTCGAAAACTGCCTTAGCTACCTGCGTTGCATCCTCGAAATCACGCTGAAAATCGGGATTTTCAGCCAGTTCCTTATGAAACTGCACGTTGGTAGCGCCCACCGAGCGCAGCGACTGCTTCATATCCGCCGTGTTGGCGTACGTGATCAGGAAAGCGCGACGTCTGTCGACCGTCCAATCGAATTCATCCGTCACCCGCTGCGTGCGCGTGACGCCTAGGCTCTCTTCGAGCCGGTTTACCGACTCGCGGAACAGCGTGTTCCAGCTTAAAATAGCCAAAAACTCCGCTTCCGTGCGTCCGAGCGATTCCGCAGCAAGTGCAAAATCTTTAACTTCAGCGTACTTTTCCAGGAACCGCTTCTCTGCCGTGGTGGGCTGCGGCGGAAGCTGCAAATTCTGCGTGTTTTTCTGCGTGTAGTTGCGCCTGCGCACCTCTTCTAGTTCAGGCACACCCTTACCATACACCGGCAACTGCCCGCGCTCTATGCGCTGACAGTCGACGCACACGCTACCGTTCGCAACGTAGCGCGCGGCGCGGTGGCCGGTGACGCACACCTCGCCCGTCCAGAAGTGCTTCCAGCCGCGCGCCTTCGCCTCGTTCTTTGAGATAAAGCGCGTCGGCATGTGGTTGTACAAGTCAGGACGACCTTCACGCAGCGGCGCGACGGTGGCCGGGTCTATCTTCGGCCACTTACCCCACGGGTGTTTAGGTGCGCCGGGAAGTTCTTCCTTACTACCGATCATGCGCGATGCCAGTCCTCGCTTCCCGAC